GGAATGCCCTTTTGAAGCTTCTTAACTACATCAGTAGAAATTAGAATATCAATTGGTTTAGTATAAATCTTCTCACCATTTGGACCTAATGGATAATCATCAGGATTAACCTTAACATTACTAATTCGCATAGCATAGTGTCCATTAGTAACCTCTGTGAACTCACTTGTAACATGAAGTCCATCCAGATAATGATAACTTTTATTATCTGCCAATAAAATCAAATCCAAACTAAACTTGTTTAATACTCCAATCTGCTGTACTTCTTCTTTTTTTACTTCTTCGTTCATTGTATTCTCCTATTGCTTTAGTCTCAAATTAGCTAAAAATATAAAATTTATTTTTCATCAAAGTCAAAATATTCATAAATAAAATCATCAAACTGTCCTTTAAGTACTTTATCATGCTCTTTCTTTCCTGATTGAATCTCTAAAGGTATTCCATCTGGATATGCTAAACAAGTAAACTTCTCTATCTTCTCATCAAAATCAGTATAGTTGGAACATGTAAGACAAACTGAATAAGCCATTGTATTCTCCCTACTACTTTAGTCTCAAATTAGCATAAAATATAAAATTTATTTTTATCTACTATCCACCAAAAGAATCAGCTTTGTGTAAAAACTTCTTCCAAAAATCTATTGTTTCCGTATCTAAAACATTCCACTTCCCTCTCATAAAAAGAGTAAATGTTTCTGCCATATGTTCAGATATTTGTTCTGAAGTTAACTGCTCACTTCTCCATCTCTCTGTTGGGGATATCTTTTTTAAAAGTCCATAAGTACTAGTTTCATTATATTTTCTCATCTGATTATTAATAAATTGCCTAACTTCCGTACCATACCATCTATGCATGACATGTCCAGCCTCATGTCCTACTACACATTCCATCATATCATCCATAGTATCAGGATAATTAAAGCCAGAATGTCTTCTTATAAAAGTCTCACCTGCTTTAGCTTTGTTCAAATTCACAATCAAAGCTTTATGATTAATACCTGCTTTAACTAAATCCTGCTTTAGTCCCACATTGGAAGCAGTCAAAATCGTCCTCATAAAACTTCCAGCAGGAGCTTCTTTTAAGAATTTATTATTTCTTTCTATTTTTCTTTGTAGACTTCTTACTAATGATTCATGCTTTCTAGTAACACCATCTATAGTAAAATTATGATGTACTTTATTCCCAACAGCTATAGCATCTAAGTCTAAAGTTCCATATTTTTGAGTTATAGCATAAGCATTACTAGCACCCTTTGCAGTAACACCCCAATAATTATGCCTTTGACTGGCAGTATTACGAGCCATAGAAAAAAGCTCTTCTATTTTATCCTGTCCCCATTTAAAATTAGTTTTCCATCTCCACAAAGCTTTATTCATAGCATTAGCCTGTTCAAGAGTAAAATCAAAATAATCAACCTTATTAGCAAAATTCTGTTGAGCAAAAGCTTCAGCTTCCGCAACAGTATTAGCTGGTTTAAAACTATCTTTCAAATCCTGCCTTTTTACTGGTGTATCTTTAGCAGTTAACTTTGGTACTAGCACTGGTCCTGCTGCTGGCACTGGTGGTCTAACTACTCCTCTACTCATCATAAAGTATATATCTCTATCAGCATTAGGATAAACAACAGTACCATCTGAAAACTTTATACCTAAACCACTACCATTTCTAATAATCATGCCAACCTGTGCTGTAACACCTCTTACAAAAAGAATCTCATCACCAATCTGAAGTGCTGGCAGATTAACTAATGAACCACCCTTTCTAGCAGCACTTTGAATAGTCTTTACCAAATTGCCAACTGAATGAGCAGGAAGAAAGTTTAATTCTGGAAACAGTTTTTGTAGCCCTATTAATTCGGCATTCAAATTCTTTCTTATATTTAACCAAGTGCGCAATGCCTCTTTCTGTGATATCTCAATCATCTGTCTAGCTTTGTTCATCTCACCAGTAAGTCTATCATGAGTGTTAGAAATATCTGGATCTTCATTCCATGGTTTCCCATCTTTTCTAGTAATATTGCCTGGATATCTAGACACTGGATCTGTACCACCTAAACCCATATCCATATATTTTAGTCCAGCTAATCCTTTGTCTGGATCACCACCAAAAGGCTTAGCATTCTTATTAACCTTAAACTCAAGATGACAATAGCAGTTAAATAAGCATGGAGTATCACCTGCTCTTGGTGTAGTAGGCAAAGTACTCCAAGTGTACTGTCTAGCAGCCAACACAGGACATCTATCACAATGCTCTGTCTGTGGCACACCAAGTACCCAAGTAATTAATAGCTTGTCACCTGCGCCTGCTACCATACCATTATAGAACTGTGCCTTACCACTCTTTGCATAGTACTCAGCCCTCTTCTGATATGAGTGTACTTTTGGTCTTCCGCCTGGAGTACCCTTTGGAGCACCATGTAGGGGGTCTTTAATATCATGCAAAAATCTTTTAAAATAATTAGCTTCTGCTCTTCTAGCCTTACCTATAAAAGCCTGATCTTTTCTAGTCAAACCCATATCCCTATAGTATGGATTACCTACAGCCTTAGTACCTGCATTAAACATCTTCAGATAATTATTCTTAGTCAAATCTCTCCATCCCCGCATAGCCTGTGAGGTATTAATCAATCCTCTTTCATATCTTGAAATTAGTGTATTCATATCTGTTTTAAATGCATTCATAGTTTTTGTATATTCTGTAAAACCCTGTGCCATTAAATCTTTGTTCTCTAATCCTAACTGGATAAATATTGAAGATTGACCAGCCCTCATAACATCATGCACATCAGGTCCTGACTTTGACATCATAAATGACTTTTCAATTTCCATCAACTGTGGAATAGCCTGCAATAATTTATCCAGTGTAACTATCATTCTACCACCTATCTTTTAAATCTTCCTTCCTATCAACCCCAACTGGTTTCTTGTTATCAGCCTGCCTAGCTCTGTCCTGTTTATAGGCAACTATGTCTCTAATGCTGTGTATAGCCTGTCTAACAATAGAGCTTCCCTGCATAGCCTTAATAAGCTCTGGAGTCATCTTGACTCTCTCACCAAACTCTGAATCATCATCCTCTGGTAAAAATGCAGCATATTTTTCAATATCTTCATCAGTAAATTGAAGTATCTCTTTATAGATCCAGTTATTGTTCAGTGCTCCAATATCCATAACCATGAACTTAGCCACTTCACCCTTCAGCTTCATCATTTCCCACATTTGTACTTCATCAATAGTGTTCAACTCAGGGAACTGTATCTCCCATTCAAATGATTTAGGATCAATACCTGCTAAGATAAATACCAACTCATAGAATCTCTTAAGCCCTGGAACCAAAGCATTCTGTCTTCTTCTAACCTGTCTTGCAAACTGCACATCAATCATACTCAGTGTAGCCTTACTTCTTACACCCTCTTCAAGTCCTGCATAAGCTTTTGGCACAGAAGTAGCCATAAAAAACTTACTCTGAAAGTATCTAACATCATCAATATTACCAATGTTCACATCACCACCCAACACTTGAATACTATTATTCTTACCTTCTGCTGTTGGAAGAAACAAATCCTCATCTGGCAGTGGTGGTGAATCATTAACATTTATCCTTCCAGTATCTCTTTCTACTACCTGCTTTCTCTCAACTCTATCTCTCCATCTCTCTGTGTACTCCCAAGCCTCTTCAGAACTCAAACCTTTAGTATCTATAAAAAAGGCAAATCTTTGCCACGCTCTGCTCATTCTAGCTAATACCATAGAATCATCAATCCAAAGTAACTGTTTTCCTATTCTCTGTGAAGCATTAGCAAACAAGCTTCTGTCAACTCCATAAATACTTCTACCAATCTTAAAGTGAACTATTCTCCACCAATCAAATGGTATAGGGTCTTTATCAAGCTCATCCAACTTCTGAAAGTACGGAAAGTCAGGATTCTTCCAAACACCCCTATCATCAACATCAGCATATATTGTTTCTGGTCTCAATGGCTTCAAAGCATCTATATAATACTCCTTTCTATCATTCTGAGCGATTACTATCTCTTCAAAATCATCACCATATTCTGTCATGTTTCTAGATATTTCCCAAATACTATCTTTAATACCAGTTCTTCTTTCTGTTGCCTTAATAACCTGCTCAATTAATGCCATATTTGGAGCACCTTTATTAACCAACACAGTGTAGTTCTCTTCACCACCAATAGCACCACTTACAATATTATCTGCATATATATTTAAAGATGTACTTGCTTCAGCTAAATTATTATCTAAAAACTCAAACTTCTTATATTTTTCAATTCTAGTATTACCTTTACCTATCAAAGAATTGTACCAATCCTTCATAACTCTAATCCAAGAAGAGCCACCATCAGAGCCTCTTATAAACTCTGTACTCTGTCTTTTCTTTGCCTCATCACCGCCCTGAGAGGTAGGTCTAAAAATGGTTCTATCTAAAAATCCTCTAATAACATTAACAAACTTCAAATTTATCTCAGCCATAGCATCTTCCTCTATTTTACTGGTATGGTATACCCAAACTTTTATTTCTACCTTTCAGCCAGGAATATAATTCTTTGTCACATTCCTCCGCTTGTACTCTCTTCGATACTACTTTATTTGCTTTAATCAAAGCCTCTTTTTTATCTCTTTTATAGCTCCCAAATATCCAATCTAAAAGTTTCATCTTGCCACTCTTCCAGCCTTCAATAGAGACGCAAAATCGGCCTCAGCCCTTCGTACTCTGTTCTCCATTGTGTCTTTCACATACACCGTGCCCTTCTTAGCAAGCATGGCATCTCTTATGCTTGGTGGCAACAGCATCGTTTCAATATAACAATTAAATACAGCACCTGCCAAAGCATCTGAAACATCTTTAGAACCACCCATAGGATGATCTATCTTCTTTATGGTTCTTTCCAATCTTGTTAGCTCTTCTATTACTGGATTATATTCATACATAATGAGTCTATTCTCATATAATGTATCTTTTAAAACCTCATATGGGTCATCATCTCTCTCTTCTCTCTTTCTATCTACACTCAAATGTTCAACAATATAACCCTGTCTTTCTAATATTTGAATACTATCTGCACTCATAGTCTTCAAATCAAAGCTCCCCTTTCTAAAGTACATTCCATGACTTCTCATGTGATTTAATGTGGCCCTCACATTTCCAAGCTGAATTTCACCACCATGAGGCGGTACAATTCTCAACATTAAATCTGTCTCAATCAATGGAAGCTCTTCAACAACACCAAAACCTCTCATAACTTTTCTCCAGCCTGCGCAGTGAACTACAGACAATCCTAAAGCGTCTCCGCTAAAGGCTATATCTACATGAAAAAATCTAGGTATATTAGGATGTCTTTTACATTTCCATCTTTGCTTTGTTTCACCAGTCTTCCTATCTGTAACATCTATTTGATGAAACAATATCTCAAGTACTAGTCTATTACCATCTTCTAATGTAGTACTCTCTGTCTGCCACGGATGTACCAACTTTTCCCTAGTACCCTGCTCTACGGCCTCATAGATAACCTCAGTACTAGAAATAAATGGCGTTACTGCTCTTGTAACTTCACCACCAAAATCTCTTACTGCTCCATCAACATCTCTTACAAACTCAGTGTAAAGCTCGACTGGTGGTCTGATTATCTTACCAGTAACATCTTTATCAGAAATTTTTTCTGTAATCTCTCCTGTCCTAATATCATATTTATCAAGTATTGATGAATTTCTTTTACTACTTCCAACCTCAACTCTAAAGAATGTGTCTCCATAAGCTTTTGGTTTACCAATTAAATCTAAATCTCTCTTACCCTGCCACCAAGATTTTCTAATCAGTTTAATTGCAGTTCCAAGCTCCTCAGTCTTCTCAGCCTCTAATATTCTTCTTTCAATAAAATCTTCTGGAATTTGAGCAGAAGACACTAGAAAAAGCTTACCAATCATTTTACCACCAGACATAAACCTTGACTTCATTCTTCTACTAATAATATTATAAAGATTCTGAGCAGGATCATAAGACAGCCCATCTAAGGACATCTTTGACTTTTCAATTACTCTAAAGAAGTTTAACTCATCACAAACACCACCATAAATATCATCACCTAAAGCACTCAGGCCCTCTCCAGTTCCTGGCTTCAAAATAATCAATCTACCTGATCTTGTACCTGTACCAGCTTGATCAATGTTCCATTCAAGTGTATCTTTTAATCTAAGGTTTCTACTGAATGTATCTTTAAAATATGGACTTTGATCCACCATATTCTTAACTCTTTGAAATACAATAGTTCTTGCCTTTTTCTCAGTCACTGACATATTAATAAAAATTATAGGTGAACTTGTAGAAGCACCAAGCCACTTATGAGGATTTTCATAGCAGCTTAACTGATACACCATATAACACAAACCTAAAACTGATAAATAAGATTTACCCCATCCAATAGAACCTGCAAGTATTACCTCAGCATAATTATTTCTTGGGTCAAATATGTCCTCAATGTCTGGTCTGTTATCTGGAAATAAATCCTTACCCCACCTACCCATATAATAATCATCATCTAAGAATTCAGAAATAGATACAGGTGGTCTTCCACCTCTATAAACATCATACATGTCTTTATCAAAACTATTGATATTAAGTTCTGATTCTTTAACAGTCTCTAATGCCTTTATTAAATCCACTATTTTTTCTTCCTATCTCTTGCTGTTCTTAATGCAATCTGAATATGTTTAGCAGTTCTCTCCAACAACTCAGCCTTACCTTCATTCAATGCGTCAATCACCTCATCTTTTAAATCTTTAGGAAGCTCTTTTAAACTCTCTGTAACAAATCCCCTTCTAGTCTTCTTCTCTGCGTCTTCTAATACACCTTCATTATTTTCAAGAAATAGTTCAGTAACAACAATCCAATTTGCTACCAATCTAGCAACTCCCATTTCTTTAAAAGTATTATCAGCAAATTCATTATTAGCAAGCTTGTTAGATACAAATAGAATATAGGTCTGAAAATTACCATGAACTTTTTCATAAGCATTATACTTAGCTTTAATCTTAGCTACTGTTCTTAAATTTATCTCAGCAGCTTCACTTTTGATTATTTCAGTTACCTGTACCGCAGTAGCTACCTGCTCTTTTGCAGTCTCGAAGCTAGTTTTATTGTTCAGCATATAATGCCTCCATATAAATTCTCATTAGTTTATCCAAAGACTTTTTATATTC